TGTTGTTGTGTGAGTGTCTAGTTCTGCTTTTTTCGCAGTGTTGAAAGTGTCTAGTTGATTCTCTTTTGTTGTTGTGTGAGTGTCTAGTTCTGCTTTTTTAGCAGTGTTGAAAGTGTCTAGCTGCTTCTCTTTTGTTGTTGTGTGAGTATCTAGTTCTGCTTTTTTGGCAGTGTTGAAAGTGTCTAGTTGATTCTCTTTTGCTGTTGTGTGAGTGTCTAGCTCTTTAAGGCTAGAAATAACTTTTGCACTAAATGAAATTATGTTTTTGTTTATAATTGCTATTTTTGATGCTGCTCCGCCTGCCAAGTCTGCTGCTACTGCATTAACATTTTTTATAAAACTCATTTTAAAATCCTATTTTTGATAAATATTGATCCATCATTTTCATGATGTCTATTGTTGCTGTGCCATTTATTACATCATTCGCGTAGTATTCATATAATTGCACGATATCTTTTTCTACTTTTGTAAAGTGTGGATTTTCCCCCGAGAAATAAAAGTCTAGTTTTTTAGTAAATAGTGGGGAGAGTGATTTATTATCCTGATTGATTATCCCTTTATAACAAGAGAGTTTAAAGAGTGATATTAGGTCGTGAGTGGAGGAATCATCATTAGTGGGAACTCTAAAAGTAAAACTTAGTTCGCTATTGAGTGTTATTTTATAGAAGTGGAGAAAGTCTACCAAATCACTTTCAAGTAATTCTACTTCGATGATGGTAATGTTTTCTATTATTATACTTTTATCAAGACTGTAACCACTTGTGGTTGCTTGTAGTTTACCAATACTATTTATAAGTTCAAGTTTTATTTTTGCACCAACAACTAATCCAAACTTTGAAACATCTAGTCTTACTTTCCTCATAATCCACCTTTAATTATTAAGAAAATATTAACCATAAAAAAGTATGTAAGTGGTATGTGGATTTATAATGTTTAAATTCTAAACTTTCCAAATCTCTGTTTATGAGAATGTTTTTGAATTTTTATAGTGTTCATATCTTTTATTATTTTAGGAGATACAAAGTCGTTTACTACCACATTCGCGATAGTTTCCATGCAGTCATCTTCTTTGGAGTCTTTTTCAGGATGAAAACCTTTGTACTCGGTTCTTACTTGTTCTTGTCCTGCTCCGCCATTAACAAGTCTTATTTGATGGTTTTTTAAGTAGGTGATACTCTGGTCTATTTTTTGGTTTTTGCTTATCTTTGTTTTTGGATTAAAGAGGGTAATCCTATTTGTAAGCATGGGTTGTCCTGCTTTTTTGAGTTCTAAGTTTACAACTGCTATTCTCTTTTTAAGATACTGCTCTGTAATTATCCCCCCACCGCTTGACTCCATGAATACAGGTACACTATTGTTTGCTATCATAATTTCTATTATTTTATTTATAAACTCTTCATTGCCCCAAACACCGAACCAAGTACCATACACATTAAATAGTTCTGTTTTTTCTATGCTTAGAGCAACACCCACTACAGATATTGCTCTATTATCGGCTGTCTCTTTAGTGCTTTGAGCAGGGTCTATGCTTATGCACTTATTATCATCTGTAAGCTCCCACGATGCAATAGTCGTAAAGTCTTCATCTTTGACGTAACCGGTTTCTATTGTTCGAGGGTCCTGCATATACTGAGAGTACCAGTCCTCTTTCATTACCTCTTTTTGAGTCTCTAAAGCTTCTCTATTTTCAAAGAGTGGATTAAGTGGTTCATGTGATTCTCGTTTATAATAAAAATCAAAAAACTCATAAATAGTCTCTCTAGGCTCTATACCTGTAAGATTTATGTGTGTCCATAAGTCTGGCTCTTCATCAAGCAGATAGCCTACCAAATCTTTCTCGTGAAGCCGCTGCATAATGACTATAATGGCAGGGTTAGGATTTGACTTTCTTAGTCGTGTACTCGCAGTACCGGTATAAAACCGAATGGTATCATCTCTCGCAGCCTTTGAGTTCTTGTCAAAAGCTTTCATAGGGTCATCTATGATAAGTATGTCAGAGTGAAAACCAGTTACGCCGCCAGCGATAGTAGTCGAGAACATACCGCCATCTTTTTTTCCATTTTTATCTAAGTACCATTTTTGGTCGGCAGTTTTGTTAAGCTTCTTTTCTCCGAACACTTTTTTATAAGCGTTAGAAGTTATCATACTTTTTACATCTGCAGGGGTTTCAGTTGCTAACTCGTTTGAGTACGAAGCGTATATAAATCGCATCCAAGGATTGTTTCCTAAAGCCCAAGATATTAAAGCCTTTACCGCAAGTTCCGTTTTTCCATAAGATGGGGGTATGTTTATTATGAGTCGTGTAGTTTCTCCGGTAAGCACTTTCATTAAAGCGTTGCAAAGTAGCTCGTGATACCACGCTTCAAGAAAAGTAACCTCGTGATACTCCTCAAACATATAACGAACATAGTGTAGCAATGACTTCTTAGCAAGAGCAAGAACAACAGGTTCCGCTTTTTTCTTTGCTAATGCTTTTTTTATTTCACTCATGTGCTAAAATGGAATCTCATCTTCATTTACACTCTCAACAATAACAGGTATATCTTCGCCATCTTGCTTTTTATATGTCTGAGCACTCTGGGTACTGTTTGTATAGTGTGATTGTGCTGGTTGAGAGTAGTCACCGCTTTGAGTAATTGCACTTGGTCTATATGGTTTAGCTACAACGTTGTAAAGATGGTTTTCATCTATTTTCTTATCATCATCAACTGCAAAAATGGTGAAGTAGATGTTTTTATCAGATATAAAAGGGTCAAAAAGTTTCGCTTTTTTATAATCAAGTCCACTATCACTCACTGCGTTTCTGATGTCTCCAACTATTTGTGATGGTAAAGACTCTCCACGGTTAGAGAAGTTATGCCAAATGTGATAATCAGGATACTCCTCTTTACCAGCAACAGGCTGTGATAAAACATTTCCATCTTCATACTTATTTTTATTCACGCTTATACTAAACTTTTTACGAATACTAATCGTTCTAATATCTAAAACTAAAATAGGGAACTTCTTCCCATCCTTCACAAAACTATCTCTATAAACTCTTCCTATATTTGACATTATAGGACCTCCCAATCATCACTTAACATATCTATTTGACTTGCTAACCACGGGACTACATTGTCTTGTGTAGTTTTCATTGCAATATAAGAACTTGATGGAACATAAAATAGAAACATCTTTTTACCATTCCATATTTTTCTAGCAACTTTTTTACCTTGTTTCAAATATGTAATTGCATCTCCAAACGATAAGTTACCACTCTCTTTATAAGCATTTTCAAACTGCTCTTTAGGACTCCATGAGACATATCCATTATATTCTTTAGTGTTTGGCTCTCCACCATCTAAGTATTCAACTAAATATCCATCATCTGAACCATTTTCATCATCTGGCAATTTCCATCCTCTAAATAAATTATAATCTAATCTATTCATAACTTTTGCTTTTACAATCTTTGTTCCAATAAACTGTTTCATGTTACATCTCCTTTTTCTAGTCTATCTTTTCTTTTTTTTCTTAACTTTTTTTTCTGTGTTGCAATCATAACTATTTTCCTTTTTAATTTTTCCCGAGGGAAACTCTATGTATAAGCTCTCTTAAAACTGCGGCATATCGTATGTCGGAGCTTCAACAGAAGATGGTATCTCTTCATAAACAGTCACTACAGCTTTTTGAGGTGGCTTTCTGTACTTATCAAGTGCCTTACCAGCATTGCCATGCTCATCAACTTCTACTCTATAGAAGTCACTTGTTTGAGGCACAAACATAAGTGTTTGGATAGGGTGCTTATGAGTATCTTTGTTTTTGTTCCAAATAACATTTCTCATCTCATCATCTGGCTCTTTAGGTTTACTCTTTGCAAGATGAAACCAAACGTAAGCCTCGTGGTCAGCATTCATACTTCCCTTAACACTGATGATGCTTGATTTTAAGTCTTCTTTAGAACTCTGCACAACTACAATGATAGGAACTTTTAACTCTTTGCTCAGTTTTCCAAGTCGTGAGAACATCTCAGATATTCTTCTCTCATCTGTTTTAAGGTCTGGGTGATTATTTGTCATTCTCATCATAGAGTCTAGTGCTACAAGCTTGATTCCATATAACTTATGCTGTAGTCTTATCTCTGCAATAATCCCACCAACATCATAAATGTCATCAAAGGTATGTATGTTCTCTATGTTCCCCTCAAAGTTTCCATCCTCTTGTTGTTGCTCTACATTTTCATCATAAAGCTCTTGCCCAAACTCCATACTTCCAAACATTACAGGATGCTCTTTAGATACATTTTCTATGATACGTGTGAGTATGTAGGTTTTTCCACTCTGTTTTTTACCGCTTATAAAAAATAAACCCTCATTTCTTATGCCACTGTTCCCATGTTTATCTGTAAGAACTGTATCTATAAATGGTATGTAAGTTCTGAGCCTTTGAGCGGGAGGTTTTGCTTTTCTAATGGCTCGCACTTCGCTAAGTCTTCTTGTGGACTTTCCCTTATTTAAAAAAGAGAAGTCATCAAGTGCGTTTTGAAGAGTTTGAGTGATAGCTTCGCTACTTAAACTTTCATCGCTAAGCAGCTTAGGAAGTTCAAGACTCAAAAGAGTAAGCATATCTCTATGATGAACCTCTTTAAGTGTTGCTATGTGTTCCATGACTATGGTTTGTGGCACCTGTGTCTGACTCATAACATTAAGCATTATCTGCTCAGGATGCTCAATGCCTGCTTTTTTCATATAACTCAAAATAGTGTGGTCGTCAAATGCTATGTCACCATCATAACAAACATTCATAACTTCAAACATAGCTCTTTGAGCATCGTCTTTAAACCACTCTTTATTTATACCGCTAGTCATAACAATGTTTAAATCTAGCTCTCCAAACTCATTAGCACTAAGTATAGATGCAAGTATGAGTATTCGTATATTTTCTATATTTTCCGTGTTTACCATTTTTAAGCTCCCTCTGCTTCAAAGCTATGGCTCTCTATCCATGCGTTTATTTTCTTTCTTGAGTAGTATATAAAGCCGCCCACCTTAGAGTATGGTATAGTTTTTTCACTACGATATTTTGCTTGAGTGCTTTTAGCTATTCCAAACTCAATAGCTAAAGTGTCGGTGTTTAGCCAGTCAATATTGCTCATTAGTAAAATCCTATTCTGAAATCGCCAAGCATTTTTAATTTAATATCTGGTTTTGATAATTCTATTAGAGTTGCGCTAAATGGCTGAAAGTAAGTAAGTAAGTATTTAAGTTCTGCATCCATTTTAATAAAGTACTGACCAGCAACTTCTAAATACTCAAAAAGATTTAGTTGTGGATTAGCTTTCATGAGTTTTATCCGTTTTTTTATATTGAGTCTATCTGTAGATATTTTATCTGCAAGAACACCAACTTGAACATAATCATCCAAGTTAGTTACTATTTTTTGAGTTTCTTCATCAAGCAAGTATCTGTAAATATATGCTGTTCGATTAATTGTAACTATGGATTCATTGTGCTGTTTTCTTAATTTATATGATAATGTTTTTGCACCCGAAATATCATCAAGTTCTTTAAGTAAAACAAGTCCATCAAGAAAGCGAATCATATTAAAGCTTCACACCAGCAATAGTGCCACTTTCTGCATCATTTGCTTGATTGTATTTTTTATAGTTACGAAGCCATGTTGAAAATGCTCTCAGATAGTTAATGAACTTTGTCCCTTTGGAACCATGATGATCGACAAAGCTACCGAACTCTTCAAAGGAAATATTTTTCGTGACACACATTTTTTTAGCATGAACTTCTAAGAGTTGATAATACTCTGGTTTAAGGTCTGATAGTTTTGTAGGGCGGTTTAAATCAAAGAGTGGTTTCTTTTTTTGTTTCTGACTTTCAGCCAAAATAGTTTCACCGCCATTTGCGGAACCAGTGGACCTTGTGATATACGACATTGCCTTATCTGTAAAAGCATAAGCAGGCTGTCTGTTTGTGCCGCTATAGATAATGAGGTCTACTTCTTTTAGTTCTACGATAGCTCGACTAAGTGTTTTAGTAGTTTTAATAAAAAGTGGGATTTGTTGGAGTATAAGCTCTTGATGCAATATATAATGTCTTTTGTCTTCATAAATAACAATCTCAATATAATTAAGTGCCATAAGCTGCTTTATAGCCTCAAAGACTAAAACAGCATTTCCACTAATCTTCTCAATCCGACCCATCTCTTGGTTTGCATAAAGGTTATAAAGCATTAATTATTTTCGCCGCCATTTGTTTTATTTTTTTCATATTTTGAATGAAATGTATTTTGTTCAATATAAGCATTTACTTGTTCAGCCGTGAATGTAAAAGTATGTCCTACTTTCAAATAAGATATTTTTTTATTACGTATCGCTCTATCGAGTGCAAGTGTTGTTATTCTTAGTATCTGAACAACTTCTTCTTTTTTCATTGGAATTTCAAAAGTTTTAGTGATAGATTTAATTTCCATGTTTAAGCCCCTAATGTGTCATTTGTTGTATAATATATAAATATAGTTGCAATTATATACTTATTGAGTGATTATGTCAATAGGAATCAAACTATTAAAGGATATTAAATGATAAATGTACCCCTAGAAGAACTCAGAGCGAGTTTAGAACTTAATAAAAAAGATTTTGCACATGAGCTTGGAATAACACAAAATAGTTATACTCACTATATAAATGGTACAAGAGAAATACCATCAAACATATCAAAGCTCATCAGAAATAAGTATTCAGTATCTATCGACTGGTTACTTACAGGTAATGGAAATATGAAGCTTAGTGAGTCAGAGATACTCCTAAATGATATATCTAAAATAGAACTAGCTTTTAACTCTTCCATAGATCCACTACTTTTAGAAAAGATAAGTAACTCTACTAAAATGCAAGAACTCATTAATCTACTGGAGTATGCTCCAGATAAATTTATGGAGCAGATAATAGTGAGACTAAAAGAGTTCCAAGAGATGGCAAAGATATAAGAAAAAAATGCTGTATATACTATTCTTTTTTATAAAAGAATAGGTATTATATATAGAGAGGACATTTTTACCTTAATCAAATTAAGTTATTGAGGACATTTTTACCTTAATAAAATTAAGTATTATTCTCAGTATGTTCCAATTTAGAACTAGCTAGATTTGCTCCAAAACTGTTTTTGAAGTAGCTGCATAATTTACTAAAAATATTTTACTCCCTGGTGTTTTCTCCGCAATTTTAAAAAAAAATACGACCCCCCCCCATTGCGATAAGTCGCCGCCATTTGAAAATTTTTTATGAAAAAGTGATCTTGAGAAACTTACTTTCAGGCTTTAAGAAATAACGCTCTTTTGTGAACTTACAACTCAAATATGAATTTTCATCTAGCACTTCTCTCATATGTAGTTCAGACAGAAGTACACTTGGGGAAGTACCCTCCCCACCGCTCATACAGAACATAAACGAGAAAAAGCACGACACCAACATCTACTATCAAATAGCAATCCACCACCACATAATAAGCACCATTAACCTACTACACCATTAACCTACTGCAGAAAGAGCAAGCACTTCGACAAATCACTCACACTATCACATAAACGACCTCATAAGCTCTAACCTTAAGCCATATTCCACTAAAATAAGGCTTAAACCTTAAAGAGTGGACTAAACTTAAACATTTGCACTCCCACCTTAAAATAAATATATTAAAATAAATAAATAAATATGTTTAGACCACCTCGACCAATTTTCCCGAGAGTGCTAAAAAAGTTGAGGACCACTCATCATGTCATAAAAATGATGCAGTTCCATCAACTCTAAGAAAAATAAACGCTAATCCGAAATCCGAAACCTACGGAAAATCTCCAAAAAACCAACTCACTTACTAATTCCCTCCGTAAAAACAGAGTTCTCACGGAGTCAAACTCTCAAATCCTTTGAAGTTCAACTCTTTTATATAATAGCTATCTCAAAAAAATCTTTCATACTCATAAAAACCGAAATAACCAAAAAAGAGCCAAAAAATTTTCAAATGGCGGCGAGTTTTGTGGTGGTGGTGGAAAGGTGCGGCTCGTCGGTTCGGGGGATTTTTTTGCTTGTTTGTGGTGTTTTTGTGGTATTTGTATGGCTGTAGGAGGCTCTGTGAGGGCTTTTGTCTGTGCTAGACATACATTTGTATGCCTAAAGAGTTTCTATGGTTAAAACTTAATGTTTTTGTAAAATATATTCAGCTATTTCATTTTCTCTAACTTTTTTTTCTCTTTATCTCTATCTTCATCATAACCTAGCCCATTGAGATTTGCTAGTTCTTCGTGGCGTTGTCTTTGATCTACATTATCTAGCCTATCGTAGCTAGTTAAGTCTTTCTTGGCTTGTTTTATAGATGCTACATGTATTAATCTGCTTTGAGTATCTTTAGCAGCATTAGCTAAAGATACTTGAGTATTTATAAACTGTGTCATACATGAACTATATTTATAGAGCTCTTCATTGTAGCGGTGAACATCTCTGTTGTCGGTAATGAGCTTTAGTTTTATAGGTCTGACACATTCACTTCTTATAACTGTGGTTTCTTGCGGTTGTTCACCAGACTTATCTTCATACATCCAATCCATAGTATCGCTACAGAGTGTGCTTGTAAAGAGTAGTGCTATACTTATAGTTACTATTTTAATTAACATCATACCAACCTACAAGTTCATTTTCTTTTTTAAGAACTTCTACTGCACCTGTAATCTTATTAACTCTAACTTTTTCAGCTATAAAAGTTTCGTAAACGCCACCAGACCACAAAAACATAATAAACAATAATACTATTGCAAGTATATACTTCATTATAGAGTCTATATTCATGACTCAACCCCTCTAACAGCTTCTTGGACTTCAAGCAGCTTAGTTATTTTTTCTATATCTAAATCGTTTTTTTTGCAGAATGCACCGAGTTTTACTATTTCTAGTAGTTTCGGTTGTTTCGTGCTCCATCCACTAATAGTGTTCTCGTTTTTGTCTATAAAATTTGATATGTCTTTAATTGTTAGTTTTTCTATTTTCATGCATAATAGTAACGAAAAAGCTCCTATTTTGCAAGATAATGCATTAAGATATTGTGAATAAGAAAGATTTTAATATGTTATTAAGTTTCACTATGGCAAGATTATGAAATAATACTTTCATATAAGAAAGATTATAAAAGGAATGTAAAATATGAAAGGCATAGTCAATATAGAGAAAAGAGTCATAGGTGCGATTGAGACAAACGCAGTAAATGCAAGAGATTTACATAAATCTCTTGGGGTTAAACAAGATTTCTCTGACTGGATTAAACGACAACTTAAAGTTTTAGGACTTGAAATTAATGTAGATTATATCCCGCTCCCCCTAAAAGAGGAGCGGAAGAAACAGGGCTTTGTGGCTGGTGCAAACAAAATTGATTACATAATAACAACCGACACAGCCAAACACATAAGTATGGCTTCACGAACTCAAAAAGGTAAAGAAGTCCGTGACTACTTCATAGCAGTTGAGAAAGAGTATATGGCAACTGCAAACGCAGGCGGTGCAGAGATACTAAATCAAATCATTCCCGTACTGCAGCAGATGATGCAAATGATGAGTGTCATCTTAAAGAACCAGGAAGAGCAAGTATCTAAAAATCTTACACCCGAACAACTTGGAAAAATTCGAGGTGCTGTAAATGAAACTAAAATCCCAGTACAAGCATTTTTTTATAAAGAGTGCGAGAGTGAAGTAACTAAAGCAATCTATTCTAAACTCAATAACGAACTTGGTGTCCCATCATATATCTACATACCAGCTGCTGCGTTTGAAGAGGCACTAACTATCATAAAAGAAATACAGGATAAATATAAGAAAAAACTTCAAGACAGAAGAATGATGAAACTAGATCTTAGTATGGGAGAAGATGATGAAAAATAATACAGCAAGTAAAAAAACACTAAAAGATGTAGCAGCCTTTCTTAGAGTTGAGCAGATAATGCTTGACAAAGGGAGAACGACAACGATGAGAGAGTTCATTAGTGAGCAAAATATAGACAAAAGTTTTTGTATAAATATATATATCAAAAATTCTAAAATAAATACAGGAGGTAAGTAGTCATGGCTAAATTTATAAAAAAGAGTAGCACACTGTTCGAGAAGTTTGAACACAAGATGGAACAGTGGGCTGAGAGATTATTTTAAATAATAATTCATCAGATTATAAGTGTTGAAGCACTTATAATCGAATGAGTGATTATAACTAAAAAAGGAGAAATAGTGGAAGAAAAAAAATTATGTTGGAACTGTAAAGAGATTTTGACTCTTAGACAGATAGAGATAGAGTGCCAGGAGATGGCAAAATTTAAGTTGAGCGATACAGAGATTGAGGAGCAGAAAGAATATCTCATGTGTTCTGAGTGCAGTAGTGATAAACAGAGAATCCAGACTTGGAATGAAGAGTTTGATGAAGAAAATGAGAAATATTGGACGAGATAAGAAAACTTTTTATCAGTGAACATTTCGTGAAAGTGGGATTTGTTTATGGAACAAGATATATCTCAAAAAAGAATGGCGAAATTGTATCTTATGAAGAAGTAAAAAAATTTATAGAAAATGGAGAAACATAATGGCAAGACCAACAGGAACAGCACGACCAAAAAAGCCGATCCTCAAAAAAGAGTATGAGCGACTTATGAATGCTGCGCACAAGAGTATAACACTACAAGCGAGTTCTAAAGTAAAACTGCAAAATGCTTTTACACTTCTGTATCTCACTGGGTGTCGTATTAGCGAGATTATAGATGTAACGAAAGAGGAAGTAGTGCAGATGATACTTACAAATGAGCACTCCTTATCTAATGACACGAAGACAAAAACGACAAGGCTCATTAGCTTCGATAGTGATGGTGTTCAAGTGGAGATGTTAAGAAGAATGATGTTTTTAGACAATGGATATCTCTTTGCGAAAAACAACTCTGACAAGCCGATGACTGTAAGTGCTCTCAAGCTCAACATGAACTCTTTCATACATAGAGTGTTGGGAAATTTATATTCTACTCATAGTTTTAGAGCAGGCTACATCACCAGTGCTCATCAGCTAGGCTTATCGCTAGAGCATATAAGACAAGATATAGGACACAAGAGCATAAGCACTACAGCAAGATATGCAACAGTTACACACGAGGAAATTTCCCGAGGGAAAACTTTAAGAAAGTGGTAAAAACATATTTTAAGTGGGTGTTTTTCACATACCACTTAGTGTTTTTTATTATTATAGACTTACATATAAAATTAACTGAGGGGTTAGGAAAATGACAATAACAGTAGCACACACGAAAGGCGGAGTCGGTAAGAGTACTTTAGCTTGGCACTTAGCACACTCTCTAAAAGAGATAGGGAAAACAGTCGCGTTAGTAGACTTAGACTTCCAGCAGACTCTACACTTCATAAATGAGATACGAGGCTTAAATGACATAGAAGTCTTACAACCCACTACAGTAAGTGAAGTTTTAGAACTACTTATAACAAACGCAGATGCGAACAGACCGGACTTCTATATAGTCGATGTCGGCGGTTTCGATAGCGACATCAACAGAACAGCTATAGACTGCTCTCATAAAGTGCTCATCCCCATAAGCGACTCTGTTACGGAAGTTCTCGGTTTCAAAACATTTGAGGGCATCATAAATGAACTCATACTTGGAGAGACTGAGTTCAACATAGTACTTAACAACATTCATCCGCTCACTCGTAACTTTTCAATCATAAAAGAAGTAATAGGAAATAAATATAAACTCCTTGACTCTGTCATAAGAACGCGAAAGGTTTATAAAACAACTCTAGGAGTCGGCTCTAGCGTTTTTGACACAAAAAACGAAATAGCTAAAAATGAGATAAGGAGCTTGCGAGATGAACTTATCAGCGATAGATAAAGTAACCCACAACAAAACGCGGACGAATGGCATGGGTGATTTTGCAGAGTTACAACTTTCAAAGGTACACCCGAACCCAGACCAGCCAAGAAAGGAGTTTGAGACTGTAGCTTTGATGGAACTCGGTCATGATATAAAAGACAACGGACTACTCCAGCCGATTGTTGTAGTTAAACGCGGTGATGGCTATACGATAGTAAGTGGAGAAAGAAGATATCGTGCTCATAAAGAGTGGACAGACATGACTACCATCAAAGCACATATCATAAGTGTAGATGATGACAAAGTCTTAGAGTTGGCACTTATAGAGAATATTCAAAGGGAAGATTTAACAGACTTTGAAATTGCAGTTCATATAGGAAAGCTACAAGCTAGTGGAAATTATGAATGTAAGAGAGACTTAGCGAAGGCGATAGGAAAGTCACAGTCATATCTCTCTAAAGCTTTTGGATGCCTGCGACTAGACGAGAGTATTATAAAAGACTTAGAAGAAGCGAAGCACGACATAGGACTCTCTGTTCTTGAAGAGATATCAAGAGTTAAAGATAAACCGATGCAGCGAGAAGTTTATCGTATGTATCTCACTAAGTTCATTACAAGAGATGGCATTGCTGAGTACAGAGACTTGAAAATGACGAGTGATGAAGTACCAGAGGTTCAAGCTAAAGCTAAAGCTAAAGATAAAGATAAAAGAGTTGATGAGCTTTTAAAAGAGATAGAAGAGCTTCAAAAGAAAGAGTTATACATCATCAGTTATCAACATAAAAAAGGTGTACCGCATGGCGGTGGGCACAGATTAAGAGCGACTAACAGAGATGAAGCCCTGGAGCTAGGTCGTAAGCATTATCACGAAGAAGCAAAAGATAAAAAATATTTGTTTAAAGCAGTGACACTTAAAGAAAACAGTGATTTTTGTGATAATTTTGAAAGAGTGAAAAAAAAGAAGTGGATTATAAATGAAAGAGATGTTAGCGGAAATGAAGAGGATGGAAACTCTTGGTATACAACAGATTGTTATTTCCAATATTGGGAATTAAATATTCCTAATGACTTTCCAAAAGTCACTACTACACAAAGATACAAAATCACAATTGAGGAAATCTAAATGTTAAAAAAAATATGTAAATTTATTATATCTATTTTTAAAAAAAGAAAATGGGGAGAGAACTGATGATGACCAAGAGAAAAGCTTTAGAGATGTTTCGCTTGATGAGTGATGAACAGCTGATAAAGCAAAGAAATATAACATCTACATCAATGGACTACAAGAAAATAGAGACTAAAGAGTTTCTAATAAAAGCCATAGACTCTATTTTAAACAGAGAACAACTTACACATTTAGCAGTAGTTCCAGAAGCTGATATAAAGTTTGGAGAGATTTAATGCAAGAGACTAAACATCTCTACTCACTAAGAGGAACATACAAAGGTAAAGCTTATGAAGAAGTATCTAGAGACATGAGATATCTTCAAAGCTTTCTAACTAAACTGCTGCGAAATGATGCAACAGGTTTTATATGGAGAATTGAAAAATGAATATTAAAGAAACTCAGCAGGCTATAGTATTTTATGAAAATGCTATTGAAAATGCAAAAGCACATGTAGAATTTAAAATAAAAGGGTGTCTAAAGTATCAAGAGTTTAACAAAAAATGGTACAGAGTAGGTTCAGCTTGTTTCTTGCCAGGAAAGATGAACTTTGAATTTTATCATATTATTGATTGTGAGATAAATGATTATTTCGAGATAAAAAATGGTGAGATTTTTTATCTTGAAAACAGTGCAGACATTGAGAATATAGAAGAGATAGCGCAAGAACTACTCAGTATCGTTGGAAAGTTTTATGAGTAACAAATGAGAGTTTATCTTAGAGTCTTAGGATTGATACAGGGAACCCCACAAAACGGTCATGCAATCGCAAATCAGGAAAACACACTGAGTTTAGCGATAGCCAAAAAAGAGATAGATAAAATATTGGAGAAACGATGGAAGCTAGAAAAAGAAATGAGTTAGAAATAATGATAGAAGAGGCACATGAGATAGAAGCTACTGAGATAGAAGCTACAGATGTAGAACTGGAAGTTGAAGCACTTATGGAAGTGTTGGGGGTGATGATAGATGAGTTTGGATAACTATCTCAAACTAAAGACAAGAGAGATGAGCGACTTTCAATTTCTAAAGAGATAGATAAGAGGATAGAAAGATTCGTAGAATTAACTAAAGATGCTGGTAATAAAAAGATGGGTAAAGCGGTTAAAAAGAGATGGATGAAAATTAAAAAGAGTCCTAAGATAAAAGAGTAAGGCAAAGAGATGATTCGAGATTCTTCATTAGAAACTCTTAAAAGTCAAATAGATATAGTTGATATTTTAAGCGATCATATAGAACTTAAAAAAACTGGTGCAAACTTCAAAGCCTGTTGTCCTTTCCACGGAGAGACAACACCGAGTTTTGTGGTGAGTCCAGTAAAACAGATATGTCACTGTTTTGGGTGTGGCTATGGTTCAGATGCCATAGGGTTCATACAGGACCACAAAAAACTGAGTTTTGTTGAAGCGGTGCAAGATGTAGCGAACAGCATGAACTTCACACTAGAGTATGACAAAGAGTCAAACAAAAAGAACTACTCAAAAGTGATGGAGTTCATAAACTCTTACTATATCAGTCAGATGGAACAAGATACTCATAAGTATCTTATAGAAAGAGGAGTTACACACGAGAGCATAAAAGCTTTTGAGATAGGTCTAGCACCAAACTCCTCTTTACAGATACAAAGTATTACTCAAGAGATGTTTGGCATACCTGATGCAGTAGAGTGTGGGATTTTAGCTACGGATGATAATGGAAAGAGGTATGCTAGATTAACTAACAGAATATCGTTTCCTATACGAAACCATACAGGAAAACTTATAGGATTCGGGGGTCGCATACTGAGTGGAGATAGAGCTAAGTATTTAAACTCTCCACAAACGCCACTCTTTGACAAGTCGAGAAATCTTTATGGATACAACTTAGCAAAAGAACACATCTATAGAAAGGGAACTTTTACAGTAGTGGAAGGTTATCTTGATGTAGTTATGTTTCATCAAGCTGGTGTAAAAACAGCAGTCGCAACGATGGGAACAGCACTCACTGAGATGCACTGTAATATCATAGCGAAGTCACAAGCTAATGCTCTTTTGTGTTTCGATGGAGACAAGGCAGGAGTAGCTGCTGCGTTTAAAGCAAGCAAGCTCTTAAGTGCTCATGGAATTTTTGGTGGAGTTGTATTGTTTCCCGAGGGAAAAGACCCAGCGGACATGATAAGAGAGAACAAGAGAGATGAGTTGTTTGAGATGATGAAGCATCCGGTACCACTTATAGAGTTTGCCATTAGTCACATAGCGAGTTCTTACAACTTAAGCGAGCCGAGCAAGAAGCAAGAGGCACTTAGTGAAGTAATGGCGTTTACAAAAACTCTTACGCCGCTCATACAAGATGAGTACAAGAACTATGTGTCAAAAGTGTTAAATATAAATGTATCTCATGTAACAGTAGCGAGACAAAGTGTTCCATCACAAGTAGTGCAGCTGCAAGCAATAAATATAAGTGAGATGAACATCATAAATAGTGCAACTGCGAATGATGAGAACAAGACACTTGTTTTATCTGAGTTAAATGAGAATATGTTTATCTATCACTCAAGAGAGTTTCTTATGTTTAAAGAGAACTCGCAAGAGTTGCTAGGTTTGCTACTAAGAGATGAACTAAGTCTCTACACTGTAGAAGAACTAAAGAGCCAAATAAGAGTTATGAAAATATCTCACTATCAAAAAGAGTTACAAAATATCATTAGTGGTGATGAGAGTTTTGATAGAAAGAGTTTTGAAATTAAAAAAATGAAAGGGGTCATTTATGAGCTTAGAACAAGAAAATAGATGTTGTATAAAGAATGGTGAGATAAAATAATAGATATAAAAAGTGGAGTTTTAAGATGAGTAGAGAAATTAAGTTTAGACTAATTAAAGATGATAAAGTTGTAGGTTATGAAATGTTTTTAGATGGTAGATGGGTTTATGCATACCTAAATGAGAATTTTAATCTCCATACTCCTTATATAAAACATGATTCAAAAAACCAATACACGGGGTTAAAAGATAAAAACGGTGTAGAGATTTGTGAGGGTGATGTTTTAAAAACTGAAGTTGTGATTGGAGACTGTGAGTATATTAATCCTAGAAAAACATATATTAGAACTATTGAGTATAAGAACATAAAAGTGTCTTCAATGGATGGTTGTTTTGTTTTGGACTCAGATTATATTCCTGATGATGCAAAAATGATATGGGTATGGAATGATTTAGAAGTCATAGGCAGCATATACGAGAACAAGGGTATGAAAAATGTTACTAATGAATGAAGAAGACATTAAGGCTGTACTTAATGGACATAAGACTCAATTTAGAGTAGTTGTTGAAGTCAGAACCGATATTGAAAAGAAAGAGT